AATCAACCCCACATTTTCTGCAACTTCCTCTACTTTTCATCTTAATCACCCCCTTTTTGTTATTAGAGGCGCCGGTTGGAGGGAGACAAGACGTTGGGGAAGTGATTTTTACCGGCGTTCCTGTTATTACCCTCTTCAGTAGACCTTTTAAACATCTTTCTCGCCTCCACCTATAAACATACTATATCCGATTTGCAATGTCAACTAAAATCCAAAAATTATCTAAAAATAATTTCTAAAACAGCCTTTTTCAGGCATACAATACCTTGTGTAGATAACCGTCTAAACCACTATATATAGTGTTTTTCTGCTAATTTTAGATAATTTAATAATTGGATAAGAAATAATTTTTATACAAAAATCGGATTTTTTTATTGACAGAAAATTATTTATGCTTTATTATCTCTGCCTAATAAATGCGAATCAAGGCACACTGAAAACCGATATATAGATATATCAGCAGATTTGACGGAGGTTCGCTTTTAGAAAACGCACCAGGATGCCTGCTATTGCGTTTGGATAGGCAAGGTGGTATTATTACACCTGCCCTATTATGCTTATAGACTATACCGGTCAAGTAGGCCGGTCCGAGGGTCAGGTAGATGATAGATATAGATATAGATACTGCAACAAGCAAGACTAATATCAGATCAGATATTGCCTCTCCTAACCCTCAGGATAACCCTATGTCTATACCGGGCCCAAATACAGGTAATATGCCTATAGATAGCCAGGATAATGTCCTTATTATCCATAAGGACCTTAAGAACCCTAATAAGCCTAATCTTGGCTATAATCCTATATTCCAGGTCCCGGGCCCTGATGGCAGACCCAGGTTTAAGCCTGGTAACCCTGGTAAATCTTTGGACCCGGTCCCGTCAAAGGATGAAGGGTTAAGCAATGAGCGATTGCTAAAGTCCTGTGTTAAGTGGAGCAAGAAGCATCATACTGACTGGTGTGATGCGCTAATAGAGCTTGCTTTTAAGCGACCGCAGTTAATGATAGCTCTATTAGCCAGGCTGTTGCCTATAGCCGATAGGGATGATATCCCCAGGATTATTAACATCATTGAGAACCATACCAAGTCTAACCCTAATCCTAATCCCAATACAGAGGATAAGGATATGGACATTGAGACACGGGACGTTGCGACGCCCATGGCTATGGCTGATGCCAAAACCAATGCTCACGTTTTAGTTAATAATAATAATCTATTAGAGGGGGATATAGGATGAAGTATTTAGAGAAGAGGTTTAGTTTTGGGTATGGTGGGGAAAAGGCGTATAGGGAGGGTTATGATAGGATTTTCCTAAAAAAGGATAATTTACTGGCTAAAGAAGAGGATTGTAGGGTGTTTAAGTTTGGTGAGGGGATAGATATTAAGCCAGTGGAATTAGATAGAACGATGTTAAGATGGGGCAAGTTAGAAAACTAAAATGATATAATTACCCAAATAAAAGCGTTAGCGTAATTAACTAACGAATTATAACCCCATTTCCGCTGCAGTGGGTGGAAGTGGGGTTTTTTATTTGGGGATAAACTAATATGGTTGAAGTTGTTTCAATAACCAGTAAATATTATCCTAATCCTACTCAGATAGAATTCAGAGAGTTAGTTAAGAAGGGGACTGATTTTAATTATTATCTGGCTGAAGGGGAACGAGGTGGTGGTAAAACAAGTGCTTGTATTGATTGTTTTATCAAGGATTTAATAAGATGGCCTGGCAATAGGGGATTTATCGGACGCAAGGTATTTAGTGAATTTAGGGCTTCTACTTGGCACACACTGGCGAATTGGCTTCCGCAAGAGATAATTGATAAGCATAATAAAACCGAAAAGGAAATAACCTTAATTAACGGCTCTATTATTAACTATGGCGGTTTTAGCGACCCTGAAGAACGTAAACGATTTTTAGGCGGTGCTTATGGCACTATCTTTCTTGACCAGATAGAAGATGTGGATGAACTGGATTTTAATGCTATTGCAGTTACCTTGAGATGGCAATTACCTGATGGCAAAAGACCGATTTATCGTATCTATTGCACTTGTAACCCTACCCAGAGTTGGGTTAAAACAAAATGGATTTTATCCCCTAAACCTAATTATTTAAGAATGCATTTCCCGTTAGAAGCAAATGTGGTAAACCTACCCGAAGGCTATGAAAAATTATTGATAGAACAATACGAAGGCCGTCCTGAATTATTGCAGATTTATCGTTACGGTAACTGGGATGCAGTAAATCTGGAAACCGCAGTCTTTGCCCCAGCCGATTTAGATTGGGCATTTTCTAACGCACCTATTAAAGAACCAATTATGCATAAACCAATATTAGCCTGCGATGTGGCTCGGTATGGCGATGACGAAACGGTATTCTTCTTCTTAGAAAACGGAATAGAAATAAAACCTAAACGAATTATGCATAATCGGGATAATGTGGAATTAGCTCAGATGCTTAATAAAGATAAAACAGATTACCATATCGAATTATTGGGACTGGATGAAATCGGCACAGGCACTGGCGTAGTTGATACCCTACGCCGCACATTGGGTTTAGAAAAATCAGTCAAGGCACTTAACGGACAGAATAAAGCAAATAGTTCTAAATACTATAATCTGCGTGATGAAATGCACTGGACAACAGCTAATTTGTTTAAGGAACATAAAATAAAATTATTACCCGACCCTGAATTAAAAAGACAATTGTTGGGTATAACTTATACCGTTAAAGGGAATTATCTAAAAATAGATTCTAAAGATGACCTGAAAGCCAAATTAGGAAATTCACCTGATAGAGCGGATGCGGTAATAATGGGTATCTATCTGGCTCATCGTTATGCCCGTATCCCCGCAATACCCCAACCTAAAAAAGATGACTTTTGGTTTAATTATTTTTACGGGGATAACCGAAAGAAACAAGAACGCGCCCTGCTTTCTGTTTTAGAAAAACCTATCCCTCATAATAGAATCAGAGGGGCAACACAGATTAGTTAAAAAGGAGATATTATGGTTGAAACAACCGAATCTAATGCAGTATTGATTAAGGATAAAAAGATTAAAGACCTTTTCACTAAACGATTAGATGCCAGTGCAAAAGATAGAAAAGATAAAATAGAACGGGACTGGGATTTGCTGGAAAGGGCTTATAATCTAAAATCCAACCGCACAAAACCTGATGATTTTATTTGTTATCCCCTGGTAAAAACTTATGCGGAAGGCGTCTATCCCAGATTGGTTTCAAGTATATTTGCAGGTAGAGAATTCTTTGATTTGAGAGGACGAGAAGCAACCGATGACCCATCCAATATGAAACTCCTAATGGGTTATCAGGCAGAAAACGAAATGGGTATCATCACTAAACTACTGAGATTGTTAAGGGGTGTGGTTTTATTGGGGACACGATTTGCCAGTTTATCGTGGGATGCAGATAAAGATTGTCCTTTATTTACCCCTATTAAGAATAAATATTTTTATCCAGACCCAACCGCAGAAGACATTGAATCCGCTAACTGGATTATTACCCAGAACCCGTATCGGCTTGATGAATTAAAGATACTTGGTGAACAGGGGATTTATAAAAACATAGATTTAATAGAAACTAAATTAAATCTTAAACCTGAAGATTCAGATAAGACAATAGATATTTACGAAATGTGGATTAATTCAGGCGAGGTTTTTGCTTATGCCAAAGAATTTGATGTGATAGTGCGAGAAACAGATAACCCCTTTAAGCATAAAAAGAAACCGTTTATTATGTTTCGGAATACACCAATAGAATTTGAGTTCTATGGCGACCCGTTACTGAAACCACTCATTCAGTTACAGGATGCTAAAAACGATGTGCAATACCAGATTAGACGCAATATTGACCTTATCTTGCAGGGTATCTGGATAGGATTGCGTGGGGCTGGAATAGATTGGGATAAACTACAACGGGAAGGTATTTGCTTAACCGAAGAAATGAATGGTGTTAGACGAGAAGCAGTAGAAAATGTTACTGGTGCAGCCGAGGCCGCCAGTCAGCATATAGACGAAACCGCTGATAAGGTAATTGGTATTTATGACCCTCAACGAGGGGCAAGCGGGGGCGAATTAGGACGCACCGCAACGGGTATTACCCTGATTATTAAAGAAAGTAATTTTAGATTTGTAGAACAGGTCAGAGCCTTACAGACCGAAGGCTTTAAGAATTTAATAGAACAGTGGGTGGGATTGAATCAGCAATATATTAACCAGAAAAAAGTGCGTAGAGTTTTGGGTGAAGAAGTGGTTATTGTTAAGGCTGAGGACATTGCAGGTAATTATGATTATATCGCTACTTCTACTCCCGCTTTAGGGAATATAGAAATAATGCAGGCACAGGCACAGGCTTTCTTTGATAGATTTGAAAAAGATACCGAAGTCAGAACAAGACTACTCAAGGCTGATTTATTTAAGATGTTTGATAAGGACCCAAAGAAATACCTTAAAACCGAACAAGAAATTGCACAGGAAATAGCTGCCGCACAGGCACAGGTAGCAGCTGAGCAACAGGCGGCCGCGGCTGCTCGGGCCGGGAATATTCCATCTGGGACGACACCATCTATTCCTGGTGAAACATCACCTTTAACGCCCCAAGTATTACCACCTGTGCCACCACCTGGCACTATTCCACCACCACCTGGGGGTGCTGTATGAGAGTATATAGCGAAGAAGAAAAAGATGAACTTATTGCTACTGGGACCGCATTTGAGGAATTGCTTAAATCGCCTTATTGGAAACCGTTAGAAGCGATTATTGATAAACGAATAAATTATTGCAAGGATAAACTGATTGAGGCGGATAGCGAATTGGTGAAATACTTGCAGGGGGAAGCAAAGGGTTTATTGGAAATCAAACGGATTATTCGGGCAAGTATAGAACGAGGCAGAGACGCCAGAGAACAGAAAAGAAAAATAGAAAAGGGAATAACTGAATTATATGCCGATACGAAGTAAAGCACAACAAAGGTTTCTATTTGCGAGATTCCCGAAAATGGCAGAACGTTGGGCTAAGGAAACACCTAATATTAAAGGATTGCCAGAACGGATATCCCGTAACAAGAAACGGAAACTATTTAAAGATTAACTATTTAGTCCTGTTTATTACCAGAGGCATAACGCTGAAGGGACAGGACTAATAGATGGTTGGAGGATATATTATGGACAATACCCCAACACAAGAAGAACTGAACCAAGTCGTAGTAGAACCTACACAGGAACTCACTAACGACACTTCAGCCTCTGAAGAAGGGACTGCCCAGCCCGAAGAAAAACCCGAATCTACTGAAACGGATAAGGCAAAACCCGAATCAGCAGAAGAGGACTTCTTTGATAAGGATGCCTTTGAGCAACTGATGAAGGCGAATCCTGAACTTGCCGAAGCCTATAAACACGGTCATAAATTGATGCAGGCTTCTTATACCAAGAAGATGCAGAAATTAGCCCAGGAGTTAAAAGGCAAGGCTGAACTGGAAGAAGCAGCTAACCTGTATAACAAAATAGCGTCTAATGGTGAATTGGTTGACCTCATAGACCGCTATTACAGGGGCGAGCTAAAACCTCCAGAAAATGCGGGGACAACTCCGCAAGAAACTCCCGTTTTTCAACAGCCTGCGGGTGAAATAAAATTTCCAGAGGAAATGCCCGAAGAGGTAAAGGAGTTTTTTAGGAACCCCCTAAATCAGGCGGTAATCAATGCGATGGTAGAGCAACGGATTAAACAATACGTTGAGCCTATTCGTAACGAACTTAAACCCCTGAGAGAAACAGCCCAAACAGCACGGGAACGAAACGCCTATATGGCGCTAAAAGAAACCTACCCGTTGCTGAATGTAGATGACTACTGGGAAGATATTATGGCTGTTGGGCGTAAAAACCCAGCACTTACTTGGGAACAGGCATTTTATCAGGTAATCGGTCCTGACTTATTACAGGAGGCGATTACTATGAAAAATGCAGGTAAAGAAGCCGAAGTCAAAAAACAGGGCTTTGTTTCAGGCGGTGGCAAAACCACAGGGCAAACCACTCCTGCACCCGATTTTAGTAAAATGAGTGCAGAGGAGATGGCAAAATATCTTCCGAGACACGAGAGGTAATTTGCTATGGCATACGGCGATAACATGAACACAACTTCAAGTTTGACCGCCAATATTGCCACGTATTACGAAAAGACTTTACTTGACCGCTTAGAGAAGGAATTGCTGTTCTACAAATTCGGGCAGATGGCAAAGATTCCTAAACACGGCGGAAAAGTAATAACCTGGACGCGATACTCCAATATGTCGGCGGTAACTGACACATTGACTGAAGGAACAACCCCAACTGATTTGGCATTGACTTCGGCTAATGTAACTGCCACGTTGGCACAACACGGAGCGCATGTGCTTGTCAGTGATATCCTACCCTTAGTAGCCATTGACGATACTATCGTTAGTGCTTCTGAGGTATTAGGGTATCAGGCAGCACTGTCTATGGATACAATTATCCGTAACGTGTTGAAGTCTGGTGGCACAGTCCAGTATGCAAGCGGTAAATCAGCCTTGTCCGACCTTGCGGCTTCGGATACTTTTGATAGTGGCGAAATCCGTAAGGCAGTAAGGACATTAGAGGCTGCTGATGTCCGCACGCATCCTAAAACCCCTGGTTATTATGTTGGGATAATCCACTCCTACCAGAAGTATGATTTTATCGGTGATACTGCTACTGGTGGGTTTGTGGATGTAACTAAATATACAACCAGGGAACCACTTGCCAAGAACGAGATTGGTAGATACGGCGGTGTGCAGTTCTTTACGACAAGCAATTGCTCAACGGAATCCGGCGCCGTTACGGTTTATCACTCCTTTGTTTTTGGTGATGGTGCTTATGGGGTGGTAGAGGTTGGTGGGGGATCTAAGAACCCACAGATGATAATCCATCGTCCTGGCGAAGCGGGTGCAAAAGACCCGTTAGACCAGATAGGTTCGGTGGGTTGGAAATTGCTGTTCGTCAGCAAGGTTCTTGATGCCAACCGACTGATAGTCGTTAAGACTGGGGCGACTGCGTAACCTTAAGAAGAGGGGAGGGGTTTTATTCCCTTCCCTTCTTCCCTTAAATGGAGTAAAAGAATGACGAATATTATAATGAGTGATTTTGTAAGATGTTTAAGGCGATTGAATCCCGACATAGATTGCTGGGTTAGTCCTCAAAATCCGCAAGGTGGCAGACCAGCAACCATATATTATAAAGGTGAACCTTATTTTTCATTACCCAAAGGAATTATTCCAGAACAAACTATAAAAACCAAAACGGAAATAGTGGCACGAGGCTGGCGTGATTTGGTAAATAAGTGTGCAGGCAAGGGCTGGGTTAAAAAAGAAAAATTATTGAAACTCATTGATAGGGTGCAAAACGGATTGATAATATGATTAGCGTAATTGTGCCAACATATAACTGTGCTGATTATTTACGGAATTGCCTAATTAGTATTGAAGGACAGGAAGGAGTAGAAAAAGAAATAATCGTAGTTAATGATGCCTCTACGGATAAAACCGATGAGGTAATACAGGATATAAAGGGATTATGTCCATTGATTAAATATATTAAGTTAGATAAAAATTGCGGACAGAAAGAAGCAATAAATAAGGGCATAGAAAAATCCAGAGGAAGATTTTTGATAATCTTTGATGCCGATGTAGTGCTTTATAAAGATATTCTCAAGGATATGCAGAATGCTTTGGACAAGAATCCTGACTATGCCTTTGCTTATTGCGATTATGAATATGTTAGATTACCCGATACCAAGAAAATACTCTTAAAAGGCAGGGTCTGGGATGTTAATCTCTTGAGGTCTGGTAATTATATCAATATATCGTCTTTGATACGGAAAGAAAATTTTATAGGATTTGAGGATGATGGTGCATTTCTGGACTGGGAGATGTGGTTACGGGTGGCGGAAAAGGGGATGAAAGGTTTTTATTTACCCCGTATAGGATTTTTCCATTATTACAGACAGGAAGGGAAAACCCTACGCGACCCTGAATTCCATAGGGAATCCGCAAGACGGGTTAGAGAAAAACATCATTTATTATGATAAAAATAGTTATGTTTCCATCGGAATGGACAGGAGTAGGATATTATCGGTTTTTACAACCCGCTAAATATCTGAATAAGTTAGGATTAGCAGAAGTGCGGTATCCTGATTTTAATAAAGATGGTGGTAAAATCAAGATTCTCAAAACGCCAAATGAAAACTCGTTAGAGGAATTCGGTGAGTGGGCTGATATAATTGTTACCCAGCGAATTGACCGTTATTTACAATTAGCACAATATCAGGCAATGAAAGAAACTTACCATAAACCCCTGATTACTGAATTAGATGATAATATATTTAAGGTTGGAAAACATCATTATGCCTATGAGTCATTTAAAAGAAAAGATATTCGGGATATATTTAATTTCAGTTATATCAAATTAGAGGATGTTTGGCGTCATCGTAATTTACCACAAACACAACTAATTAAACAGGTTGATAATGAACGAGCCTTACTGGTGGAACGAAGTAATAATTCTTTTGATGGATTTGATGTGCAGTGGATAATGGTTAAACATCTTGAAAATTCAGAGGCATTAACCACCACGACTCCTGTATTAGCGGAAATCTATAAGAAATATCAACCCGTTACTTATATTTTACCGAATTGTATTGATTTTAACATCTGGGATAAATTGCAACCAGTCAGGGAAAAGAAACAGGTAATTATCGGCTGGGCTGGTGGTGGTCAGCATACCGAAGATTTAAGAATGATTATGCCTGTAATACGGAAGATATTACAAAAATATCCACAGGCAAGATTTCACTGGGCTAATTGTATTATCCAAGAAATGACTTTTTTGTGGCGTGATTTCCCGAAACAAGTTAG